TTAAAAAGAAACCTTTTGACCCTTTCATGCCCTCAAAATACTGCCTCTTAAATTTACCAGCTTCTTGTGGGGTGGTATTTAGCTGTTGTGCTAACTTTTTATTACCAATACCATAAATAGTACCAAAGGTTATAGCTTTAGCGTATTGACGATATTCTTTGAATCTATCGTGGTCCTCATCTATCTTGAATGCAAGTTTAGCAGCCTCACTGTGAAAATCAACATCTTCTTTATTTAGTATGGCATCAATCTCTGGATTCCGGAAATAAGACATAAATACTCGAACTTCCATCTGACTGTAATCAAAACCTACTAGTGAGTAATTAGGTCTAGGTATAAATAATCTACGTATAGCTATTTGGTCTTTATCACTAGCATCATATGATTCGTCCCCTATAAATGACCATGTAGAAAGAACATCATCAGATAATTCATTATCTATAGTAATTCCCTTTTGGGCAACCATAGCTGATATCTTACCTTTTATGTCTAGCTTATCATCTTCTGTTAGCGGTTTTTCAATCAACTTAAAATGATTTCTTGGTATGTTTTGTAGGTTAGGCTCTCTACTAGATAATCTCCCAGTAGCTGTACCCCAGTTACAAAATGAAGTATGCATTGTATCTATCTCTGTGTAGGGCAATATATAAGTAGACCTAAGTTTTTCTAATGTTCTATACTGTCTTATCAACCCCGCCATTCTATGATTAATATTTATAAGAGCCGCCTCATTCCAAGAATCCTGACCCTTAGAAGTTTTGACCGGAGACTCAATACCCATAGAATTAAATACATCACCTATTTGCTTAGGACTTGAAATATTAAACTCATCTTCTTCGTGTTTTTTTGAAGACATAGGTATGTCATAGTTCCATCGTTTACGATTAGAAATACCTAATATTTCATTCTCAACCTCAAGTAATCTAGAAGTAATAAGCTTTTCTACATCTAAAGCATACTGTTTGTCTACAGAGATTCCTCGTCTTTCCATAGCGTATAGAACCTTAGTTAGTTCACACTCCATGTCAAATATAGAAACTTGCTGACTTTCTTGTATCTTTTTTAAGTAGTCGTTATAAATCCTAGTAGTCAATATTACGTCTTCTTGACAATAGTCACCTAGTATATCGGCAGGTGCTTTAGAAAAGTCTCTGAACCAACCTTTGTTAGCCTTGAGTACTTTTTTAGTATCATCGTCATATTGAATGGCTTCTTGTCCGTAATTTCTTTTACCCGTAGCTGAAAGACCCAACTCTTTGGTGTCAGAATGTTCCACGAGACGCACCATTACTATAACATCTATAAGCTTTTTGTCTAAAACCGATAAACCCTCTTTTTCTAAAAAGTGTAAATCAAACTTAAGATTATAACCAATGTACGTTTGTACCAACTCGTTTAAAGTAGATATAAGCTTTTCTAGGTTATCATAGGGTAAATTATTACCTTCATGATGTCTAAAGGGGTAGTACTGTGTAAGTCCCCCCAGTGTAGGCTCTCCAAGACCAATTCCACATATTTGGTTAGTACCAAAAGAATCTAGTCCGTTTGTTTCAACATCAACAACTAAGGTCGGTGCTACCTCTAATACCGACCTCAGCTTATTGACATTTTGTTCAAATGTTTCTTCAGTTACTGCAGCTTCTCTAGAATAAAGGTTGTTCTTGAGCATCAGCGGTTGCTGCACCTTTTGCTATGTCCATTGCTGCATCGGCAGAGTTACCATATCTCTCGAAAAAATATTCGGGTAGAGCAGGTAATTCAGTAATCTCGCTTTTTCTGTCTTCAGGTATATCGTCACTTTTAGGGGTAGCTGTAATTGAGTAAGATGTGTCATACATACCTTGACCAGTTCTTTTGATTCTTATAACACCTTTATTGAGTGCTCCCCAATCGTTATAAACTTCTACTAACTGATTCCATATGTAATCACTTCGTCCAAAACTAAGTGCAATTACACGATAGTCGTCTACATCTTCTTTATACATTTTCTTACCCGCTGGACCTTCTATTTCAGTCCAATCTTCGTTTTTCTTTTCAACGTGCAATATGTGATGTACATATGCCCATAGAGCAAATTTATGTGATGGTCTAACATCATCAGGCACGATAGATGTATCAACTCTGTCGTCCTTCAATAAATTCACAAACTTGTTTCCAGCTCTAAATGTGTATAGATAAATCTCTTCTAAAAATTTATCATCATTACCGCCAGTGGCTATTGAAGACAAAAATACTTGGTCTCCATCTCGAAACCAAATCTCTTTACCCGGTGTGTATGAAACATCAGGTCTTTTTTGCTCTTCTCTGCCTTGTTGTATTCTTAAAATTCCACTCATTATAATAATCTCCTTATATTAGAACCTTGCTATTTAATACTGTATGTAATGTATTTGTATCAGTAATTTCCTGCAAGTCTTTGTATTTTTTTGGAATGTTTAAATATGATATCAGAAACCTATTACCCATGTCAAATGAAGCTTTTTCTTTCCCTCTTGACCCCGCATCATCATTGTCGAGTGCTAGTACTATTTCATGTGGTCCTAGTACACTTAACAGTTCTATCTGTCTTCTAGATATAGTAGCACCTAAAATAGCTACTGCTGGATATCCATATTGGGATAACCACATACAATCTAAAGCCCCCTCGACAATATATAAAGTGTCTATCTTATTTACTTTATGCATGCCAAATAATATTTTAGATTTAGAAAAACCCTTTGAAAATAAATATTTAGGAATTGCTTGTGTTCTACGTGTTATCCAACCAACTATTTCACTGTGTTCGTTTTTAGCTGGAATCATAAAATCCAAATAATTGTTAGTTTTACAGTCCCAATCTAATATTGTTTGTTTGGTAAACCCTCTGTCATATATCCAATGTTTATCAGGAACATTCAATGTTACTTCGGGTTTTTGATAGGGGGATTCTTCAATGACTTCTTTTTCCTCATCACCAAAGAAAAGTGGATTTATTTCAAGTACATTGTTGTCAATCTGACTATCTACTTCTGCATTTATCTCGTCCCACGACTTGCCTGATAATTTGTGAATAAAGCTTTTTAAACCACCTTGCCCACAACCCGCAAAACAAATCCATGCCCCCCTATCTAAATTGATTGCACATGATTCTTTTCTATCTTCATGAAAAGGACAATGTATAACAACCTGTTCTTCGTTCGGAATGTCCACCCCATATTTAGTTAATATAGAGTACCAATCTACCATTATCTATCCTTTTTATTTTTTCTTAGAAACAGAACAACTTCATTTCTATAACCATTTTCATCTGTAGCTATCCCTTTTCGGATATCTCCTACAGTGATGTCAATGATAGGTCGTCCATCTCCTTTGCTTCTAGTAGATTTTACGACAATATTACTGTCGTCACTACTGTTAAACCAATCTAAGAGTCCCATAATAACCTCCTGTTAAAAATCTCCTCCCCCATCGTAATCGAGTATTTCATGAATGTTTCCATTATCAACTGACCACTCCATGTAGGTTGTCTCGGTTGGCAATAAACCATCTCGATATTTCTGGAATTGCACAAGCCGTTTATTATCTATGCCCTTCTGCATCAAAGACATGTCAGCTGAGTCGTTTGCCACTGCACACATAGCTATTGCTACATCAGCAGCTCGTATCAATGCGTCACCAAAAGCTACTTGGTCTGCTCTAGGGGGAGTAAACATGTTAGCAGCATCCCTTGTAGCCTGTGTTGACACCATGATTGGAGTATTTGTTGCGGTTGCTAGGTTCTTCAACCCATAAAACAATGCGTGTGATTGTTCCCAAGCAGCCTTTTTTGAATCGCTTGTAGCTACCAAATAAACTCCATCTATAACTACAAACTCGGGATTATGTTTTCTGACTAACCCCGCAATAGATTCCAAACTTATACCCATTTGACCTGAAATATGGTCACATACTAATAAAGATTCAGTGTTCGATTCTTTCAAAAACTTCTCGTATAGCTCCTCGTCAATTGGGTCTCCTCGTCTAAGAGCAGTGTGGGAGAAATTATAATTCTTCATTTTCGCTAATACTACATCAAGTCTCATGTTTATCTGAGTTTGTGGCATTTCTGTTGAAATCAAAAGTGTCTTAAAGCCATTTGCTACTGCCACAGCAGCCGAGTGAACACACAGCCATGTTTTACCAACAGTAGGTCTAGCAAATACAGCAACCAATTCACCGGGATTCCACCCTACACCTAGTTGATTAACAGACTCAAAGCTTGTAGGTATTCCCATCAACCCATCACCCATCTCTCTTTTTGTGGTTCTTTCTCTCCACTCGCTCAGTCTATTTGTACTTCCTTTGTCATAAGTCTGTACATCTTCGTCATAAACTATCTCTATATCCGTCAAATCAACCATTAAGTTACTAATAGCTTTTTTTGGATTCTCGGCAATCATATTTACTTGTTTATTCACTGCATTACGTACAGTTCTTTGTAACAAATGATTCTTAAACTCTTCGACTGCATAGTCAAAGTTTACGCTATTAGCTTTAATATCTAAATTAGGAAAGTTTTTAACAATTGATTCAGGGGTTGCAAATTGTCCGTACTTATCAAAATGCTCTATAACCCACGTATATGCTTGCCCATGTGCCGCAAAATCCTTTGCTGTATGCCTAAACGTACGTAATTTAGTTTTATTGTCAAGATTTAAAATTATAGCCGATTCTATATACTCAAAGCTGGCCATCTAGTTCTCCCGTTGTGTTATATAAGACTCTATTATCATTAGAATATATATAATATATTACATCAGACGTATTAAGATTGTCAATTTCTTCTTTGGCTTTCTTAAAGTCTGTGTAGTACCCAACGGTCCAAAAATCATTTTGGTCTTTTGATGAGGCAATTACTCTAAAGTTTCTTTCTTCTTCTATTACTACTTTTTTGTTTTTCGGGTTTCTTATTAGCCCTCTGTCTCTCCTTGTCACTCGCCTTCGCATATGCCCACTCCTTTAATTCTTTTAGTATAATCTTTCTTTTTGTTAGCTGAGAAGCAGATGGAAACCATACTGCATCTAAAATTAAATATTGTCTCCAAAGTTTTTTTATTTCTGAAGTACCCCATCGAGTCACACCGTAATAAATTATTGGGTCGTATGATGTTGTATAGTACCTAATACCCTTAGCTAAATATGGAACACTAGCATTACTGCCATTGTTTTTTATACAGTTTAGTATACAACAAGCTATTTGTGCAGAGCCATATTCATCAATAAGATTTCTAAGTTGGTGAAACTCATTACCAATAAACCCCGCCCCCGGATACTCTATATTGTGTTTTTCTTTATATAGGTTCCCAAAGAGTTCATACAGGTCTCGTGCGTTAAGGTTTTCAAAGTTCATCAGTTTCAACTAATAAATCAGCAAACTTTTCTCTAATAGAATGCCTAACTTTATAAGAAGATTCTCCTAGTTTTTTAGTAATTTCGTCCATAGTCAAACCTTGTAGTTTGTATGAAACAAATTGTTTTTCGTTATTTTGTAGTCTAGGGTCGCCATTTTCATCATTAGTATGTATTAGTAATTCAGTATCTACCTCTTCGTATTCTTTTTCTTCCTTAGCTAAAACTTTTGCTATCTCTGACGTATAGAAACCTGTGTCAGAAGTGTCGTAAGGATTGTTGTCAATACTAACAAAATTAGGATGTCTTTGAGCTTTTGTAATTAATGTCCTAATAGTGTTTACCAACGAAGTGTGTAGATAAGTATGGAAGATAGCTCCTTTGCTGTCATCGTATTTTTTAGCTGCTTTTGTAACTGCTATTCGCAATTCTTGAGCTACATCTTCTCTGTCCATACCCGCAATGTATGTATTACCCGCCATTTTTTGAATTTTGGGTTCCCACCGTAATATTAAATCGTCATCAATTTGCATTTTTGCTGTCTTATTGTTTTTATCCCTACTGGGATTTATTACAGTGTATTATTATTATATCATATTTTTGTAAAAAAACTACGGATTTCGTTAAAAAATAGCCCTAATTAAACCTATTACTTCTGTGTTTGTGAAAACATTGTTGTGAACAATAGTTCTTCTTGTATCCTCTATGATATTTGTGTACAATTTGAGCTCGTTTTCTGTAAAAGGGTACTCTGCAATAAGTACAGTTTAATTTTATGTTATGGTATTGAAAGTGACAACTACCTTTGTGCACTAATCGTGTACTAGGTTCTTTGCAAACTAAACAGTATCTAGTTCCTTTTTGTCTTTTCGCCCGAATAGTAGGTACATTATTATTTTTTAGCACCTCATGTATGTATTGACGAGATACTTTGAAGGCATCTCCTATCTGTTGTAAGGTGTCGTGTGGATTATCGTATCTATATTGTATGATTTTAGAAATCATCTGTCGTCTTAAGAGACAGTTCGTAGTTTTTTACAATAGTACTTAGTTCATTTTTCCAATGTGTAGCTAAATAGTTTGCATCTACAGTAGTTTCTGCTGGGTTTAATTCCCAGCCACCTTTTATGTGACCTGAAGCCGCTTCAATTCTATCCCATTGAGCCTCTGAAAAAGTCATTGATACTGTTACATCGCCTTCTGCCATTAGTTATTCTCCTTTAGTTTTTCTATTTCTTCTTTTAGTTTTTTTATTTCCATTAGTAATAATAAAGATAGTCTATCATAAGATACACTTTCTACTTGACCTTCTTTATTATACTGTACTAATTTAGGATACAGTTTTTCTACGTCTTCAGCTATTAGCCCAAAGTCTCTTCTAGGGTTTTTGCCTTCAATAATCACGTCTTTTTTCCAATCAAAATCTACCGGTAATAAATCATATATTTTGCTAGAATCTAAAATAGTATCAACTACATTTTCTTTATATCTTTTTGACGAAGATTTTTTAGCTAATACCCCAGCACTAGTAATTACTGCATCTGTTCCTGTAGTAGTCGTAGTCGTAACCGAAATCCCGCTACTATGAACATGCATTCTAACCGTCCCCGCTACCGCAAATGAAAGGTTTGGTCCTGTTGCCGTTCTATACATTCCTGTATCCGTGTCTGATGAAAAAGAATATGATGGTAGTATAGCACCCCCATCATCCCCATAATATCGAGGAGCGTTTGGTATAGAAGTTGGAGAAGAACTTTGTGCAAATCCTCCTTTAATTCCTACTAAACGCCACACAGCATATGGAAGGTCATAATTTATTTCTGCAATTATTTTGAGGTCTGCATCATTTTGTTCTTGTACTAATGCCGCATAATCACCATCATCTATAACCCTGAAAATACTTTCACCTAAAACATAATAAACATAATAAACTCTACCATCTGAATTTAATGCAGATAGAGAACTTGAATCACCCGCATCAATAGCATATACATCAGCCCCCACATATAAATTACCTGAACTCCAATTTACTTGACTAGCAGATGTGGAGGAAAAAGTACAAGTTGTTAAAACATTAGCATCAGCCGCTAGTTCCGGGGCAGATGGTAAGTTGTCATCGGTAGCTGCTGAAGTACCCGCCGCAACAATAGCACTTTTTGGGGCACTGTTAGGAACTAAAGCAGTTGTAGACTCAACAATGTTATATTTTGTAGAAGACCTGCCGCTACCTTCTTCATAAACGTATCCAGTCACTGTAACAGTAGTGTCTACATTTGATATGTCGTTTCTTACTCGCATTGTATCTCCAGCTCTAACTGGAATATAATATCGTAATGTAGAGCTAGTATCTACACTTCCTGTTGCCCAAGTAACTTTTACTTTTGTACTACTTACCCAAGTTGCATATCCAAACGTACCTGTAGGTTGATTGTTAGAGTCTAATTCATTTATACACATACCAGTACGGAATCCATACTTAGTTAAATCTACATTACTGTCATATATAGCTGCTCCACTTGTATGTTCAGCAGCTGATGTAGAATTTTGAGCCCTAGTAGCAGTAATTAATATTTTACTGTTAACTGCAGTAATAGCAAACTCTTCACTATCTATTTTTATACGTTGACCTACATACATACCAGTAGAGTCAGTTACACTAATATCTGTTTCACTTGTATCTAGGCCTTCATTTAAAGTTCCTGTTAAGAGAGTATTACCTATAGTTATCTCAGCTGTTCCTGAACCTGATACAGCACTTGGAACATTATCAATATAAAAATGTGGAGGAAACACAGTTTCAATTTCCCCCCGAACCGGTGGGCTTTGATTTCTCATTAAATTTGCCATTATTTGTTCACGAATAGTGTCTGGGTCAGTTGTAGCAGAAATCTTCATTTTAGATGTTCTTCTAACACCTAGTTTTATTCTAGGCCTACCCCCAGCTTTTAAGTTAAAGGCATAACCTGAATTAACTCCATAAAAAACATTAAGAGCCGGTGCTGCTGAAGCTGTGCCCCAAACAACAGTTGAATCTTGTAATGACTGGTCTAATTCAGAAACTAACATAAATGCTGTTTCAACTGCTGGGTCTGAATTTACGGTGTTTGTACCTGCAGTCAAATATTGTATTCTGCCAACTATAGTCCTAACAAGTGCATCGTCTGTAGCTGTAGCCGCTGTAGTGCCTCCTTGAGCTCTTTGTACAGTTATTTGTGTTCCACTATCTATAGAAGTAATAAGAATTTGTTCCGGATTAGAACCCGCTCCTAAAAATATTATTTGTCCAACGTACATATCTGTAGTTGAGTCCACAGTCAAAGTGGTGTCTCCAGTTCCAACCCCACTGCCCATATTTATTTGAGTCATTACTGTTGCAAAGGGTTCGGCACTATCATTAAAGGTTAATCCTGTTGATACCCCTCCTGCTATATTTTTACCCGGATAAGCAAATCCATTGCTAGAAGTATTAACATTATAAACCTCTAGTACTTCAAAAGTTTCCGTTCCTTGATAAGCTACAGCATCCCCTTTGTCTCCCCGAGACACCGCATTAAATTGAACAACTGCATCGGTATAAACATCTTTTTTAGGACTCTCAAAAGTACTAGAAGACATTGGGTATTGTCGACCTGTAGTAACAAAACTACCATTAGTAATGGTGTCAGGAGAAGGATAATGTAAATTTAAACCAAAAGCTGTTGGTCCTAATGTTTCACTAGTTGGTCTAGTTCCTTTTTTAAAGTAGTCAAAATAAGCTGTGGGTAATGTGTCTCCCGTTGAAGTAATATTAGGTGACATGTAAAAGTCATACCCAAAACTATTCTGGTCTGCTGTTAATGCATAATGAGGTTCAGAGTCAGATTGTTCTATAATGTGTTTTAGTATAGATTTTTCTCCCTGACTTGAGAGTTTTAAAATTCCGTTTTTTACATAATTGGTTATAGACTCATCGAATCTGTCGTCTACTGCTTGTAATATAGCTTTGTCTGAATGAGTTGCCGCAGTTGTTCCTCGATACTCTCTTTCCACAGTTATAGTAGTTTTATCGGTAACTGCTGTTACTAACAACTCCTCATTGTCTACTTTTAATATTTGTCCTACAAACATTCCTGTAGAATCAATTACAGTTAATTCTGTTTCGCTCGCATCAATAGCTTCGTTTACTTGAACTGAAGGACCCGGATGTCTTATGTTATCTGTGTAATTCTCTATAAAAGACTTAATTAATCCTCCACGACTTCCTATGGCACGATTCCACTGTTTCTTGCTAGTGTTTTTAGGGCTACCATTTGGTACAAAGGCAATTGTAGGAGTTGCTGATTCAAACATAGCTGCACCATTAGAGTGTGTGTCAAACTCACCATTAACCCCCCGCACAACATTTATAGTATTAGAGGAGTCATTAATTTCTGTAATAATCATTTCTTCATCATTACTAGCAAAAGTTATACGCATACCCGGAAATAATTCAGTGGTATTAGTGACATCAATTGCTGTTTCACTACTATCTAAATCTTCATTTAAAGTAGCAACTAAGGCTCTGTCGTTTGCTATTTGTCGAAAAGATAATTTACCCGCTGAAACTTGGTCTCTAAGTTCAAACAAGTAATCTTCCGCTTTGATTCTAAGTAACATTCCTGAATCTTCACTAAAATCATCTCTGACTCTAGTAGCGGCACCATAAAAATATATTTCTCCGGAATCTTTATCACGAATCTTAATAGGTGTAAAATCTCCAACAACGCCCGTGTATGGTCCTTTAGCAGAACCTCCTGAATTAGCTTGAGGGTTAGTAGAATGATTAGAAATAACAAGATTAACTATTCTAGGTGTATTCATAGAATCACTAATTGTCATAGCGTATAATCGAGTTACACCACTAACAGCAAAATCTTCCCACGAATCTCCATCCCAATAAGATGCTATGGATTTACTAGCAGTCGTCATAAATAGCTCCTAAGATATACCGGCTCGCCACTCGGAAACAAATTGTACACTAAACTGCCACCTATCTTCTAAGGCAGGGGCGACACTAAATTGAAATTGAGCTATCATTACTTTATATATACCACCACCAGTCGAAGCCGTAGTCCCAGAACCAGAATAATCAGGAGTAGTAGCGTCTCCTACCTCTAGTTCTAAATCGTCTCCTGTTGACCAAGTTAATAATTTGCTTTCTAAATGATTCTTATATGGTACGTAATAAGTCTGTCCTTGAATTGTTAACTTCTCCATATTAAAATAAGCGTTTTGAGTTGTATTAGTAGTGTCTTGACCAATATTGTCCATAATTCCAGATATTGTAATAGTAGGTCTTGTTTGTCCAAGGTCAAGAATAATCGGAGAAGCCCCCGGCATTGGAATCTGAATTGGTTGTCTACCGGCTGAAATAGTCAACTGGTCTACTTTTAATGCATATCTGTTTGTAGCTCCGGAATTTGTTCCATCTCTAAGTAATACTGCTAAATCTGACATTTCTCATCTCCTATTTATCCGTAGACAAAATCCATATCTAACATTTCTTGTTCACGTTCTACATGATATACTCTAGCTTTTTCACCATTCGTATAAAGTGCATCAACTCCTTCTCGTAAACTTTTGGAATCTAATACCCTACGTTCATTCCCAAATGGGTCAGTAACAGTTTCTCTTGTTAGAACTTGACCTGTACCTCTTAATTCAAATCGGTCGTCAAATCTCATTCGAGCTGCTTTTGCTCCCTCCGAATAACCAAGTTGTATTTTTTTTAATTCTTTTTCAAACGTAGTAGCTTGTGGTATCCCATCTCCAAAGATTTTTCCTCCTCCCATGAAACCGGGCCATCTAGATTGATTAAGTACACCAATTATGTCATTAACTAAAGTTACTAACTTAAGGGGAATATCAAGAAGGGCTGCTATTGTATCTTTAATTACAGATTCAAATAAGGTATTAGTCCAAAGTATCATTGTTTCAACACTTCGTTGAATTTTGTGAAATATATTGTCTGTCCCAAACAGCCAATTCATAGATGATGATACTATA